CTTTTGTTATATTATTATTTTTTATATAATGATGTTCTTTATTATAAGTTTTATATATTTTATATATAATTTTAATTAATATATCTTTTTTAAGATTATTAATAAATAATAAATAACTATTAATATTAAAATAATATTTACTAATAATAGGTAATTGTATTAAGTTTAAATTATTTTTTAAAAATAAATATAATTCTTTTAATGTAGGTGAATGATCATATTTATATATCCAATTAAAATTATATATTTTATTTTTAAAGTATAAATTAAATATAAATTGGCATCCTTCAAAATAATTTATAATTTGATTATTATCAGAATTTTTAATATTAGTTGTAGTTATGTTATTATTTATTAAATTATCTTTAATTTTAAATAATATATTACATTTATTAGTTTCATCAAACCATATACCATTATATAAATAAAAAATTTTATTAAAAATATCAATATCAATTTTTAATAAAGATTTAAATTCATTATTATTTATATTATATAAATTTTTTATTTTATTTAAATCTTTAGTAACTGTTTCATATTTATTATATATATTTTTAATATTATATTTATTAATATTTTTAATTTCACCTTTTGATTTATCTTTAATATTATTTTTCATATATATACATGGATTTATTTCTTCTCTAATATCTATTTTTGATAATTTATAATCTTCAATAATTTTATATAATCTTTTAATGTATATTTTTAAATTATTATAATTAATTTCATTATCAACTATAATATTAATATTATTTTTATCATATGTAGATATCAATATAGGTATATCATCAACGTCAATTGATGGTATTTTAGGTAAAAAATCATCTCCTAATAATAATAATATAAAACATATATCATTAATTTTTTGTTGATTATTTAATTTTAAAAAATGTTTAACTTTATTAGTATTAATATAATAATATTCTTTAATAAATGGAGATTTAATTTTATTATTTTCCATATTTCTGTAATTATAATTATGTCCAATATCAAATATTAATACTTGATGTTCATTGTAAATATCAATATTAATTTTATTTGTTGAATTTATTAAAGCTAATAAAATTAAATCAGCATCTGGAGATGCTAATAGTATATTTTTATTAATAAATATATTTTTATTACAATTAATAAAATTCATTATTTGATGTTCTGCTTCACCATAATTTATATCATTTATTTTAAATTTACCTAATATTTTATCAGATTTAAAATTTAAAAATTTGTATCTAATTTTATTAATAATATGCGAATTTAATCCTATAGGAGGTGGAAATTCAGATAATAATTTATTCCTAATTTCTTTTTCACTTATATCTATATTATCTGAAGTTGTATTATTAATTAATAAATTATTAATTATTTCTTTAATAATATCTGGATATAATCTTCTACTAATTTGTTCTTTTATTTTAGCCATTGATGGAATACCATCAAAAAATATATATGTTTTAGAATATTTTTGTTTTTGTCTAATATGATTTTTAGATAAATATTTGGTATGTTCAAAAATATATGTAACTAATGTATTAATTATTAATTCAATATTATTATAATTTAATAATAATAATTTATCAAAATTATTATTATTCAATAATAATTTAATATTATTTATAGAATTTAATTTATTAAAATATATATAATGAGTATCAATAATATAATTTAAAATATTTTTCCAATTTTTATTATTTTTATTCATTTCATCTAAATTAAATTTTAAACAATATAATGTTCTTATAAAATAATTTATTTCATTATATAATATACTATAATATACATATAATAATGATTGAAAATCTAATATTAAATAATCCCATTTATTTTTATTTTTATTATTAAATTCACCATTAAAAATATTATTTTTTAATAAATATCTTGTAAAACCTTGTATTCCCATATTACAAATTAAAAGAAATTAAAAATTGAATTTATAATATATAAAAAATATTCTTATACTTTAAATTATTGATATTGATTTATATAATTAATCAAAATGTCCGAATTTAAAATAAATCATAAATTATTAGAAAAATATATGTATAAATTATCTAATGATATTGAATCAGATGATGAATGGGATCAAACATTTAATGATTGTGAATATGAATATTTAATAATTTTAAACAATATGTTAAATTCTATTAAAAATGATATTGAATATAATATTATTTTGAAAATAATTAATGAAGATATTTTGTCATATGATAACAAAATACTTTTAATAAATTATTTTCAAAATAAAAATAAAAATATAATTGAAAATAAAATAATATTATATAATCAATTTATTATTGCATTAAAAAATAAAATAAAAAATAAAAGAAAATATAAAAAATGTTGTTGTAATATATTATAAAAATTGATATATTAATATATTAATATATTAATATATTAACATTAGAAACATTATCGATATAAAATTTAAAAAATGACTAACTTTAATCCTGATAACTATATTATGCATCATTTAGAAAATAAATGTATATGTAATAATTTTTTACATAAAAATAATAATTTAGATAATGTTTTATATTTAGATCCTGCTTATACTGGAGACAATGAACAAAATGCTGTTTATTGTTATGATTGTTGGATTGATCTTCCTAGAGTTCCAGAAAAATATCGTATGAATGAATGGGTTGGAATATTTAAATGTTGTAATTGCTATGAAGAAAATATAGATTTATTTTTAGATCCTAATTATACAGGTGATAATGAACATAATGCTATTTATTGTTATAAGTGTTGGTGTGATCTTTAATTTATATAATATATTCAAATATCAAATCAGGATAATTTATTAAAACTTTATTTATACTTTTTATTCTTCTTTCAATTGGTAAACCAGACATTTTTTTACTATTTATTTTAATTAATTTTTCAATCCTAAGAGCTATTCTTTTATCTAAATTATTTATTATTCCATAATAACACCAAATACCATTATTTTTATTATTTGTAGTATATTTTGCACCACCTACTAATTCTGAATTATGTTGTCTAATTCTTCTATTATAATTATTAGTTATTCCCACATATGTTTTATTATTATTAGTATTTATTAATACATAAACTAAATAATTTGACATTAATTATATAAATATATATTAATATATATTTATATATTTTTATTAATTAAAAATATTATTGTGTAGGAACAATTAATTATAATTATATATATTTATATATATTTATATATTTTTATTAATTAAAAATATTATTGTGTAGGAACAATTAATAATAATTGTTGTAATAATGATTTCTCAAAATCATTTTCTGAAAGTGCGGGTAATTCTAATTGAGGAGGCACATCTGATAATTTTATTTGAGGAGGAACAAATATATTTATTTGTAAAGGTGTATCTATATCTGGTATATTTTTATTTAGAATATTTGTTATATCATTAATATATGTAGATATTAATTCTATATAATTCATAAATTTATTATTAATTAATAAATCTATATTATCATTAAATTCAAATTCATAAATTATTTTAATAATATTATATTTACTTTTAATATTATTAATTATAATATCTATTAATTTAGATATAATAACAAATGATAATAAATAAAATAAAAAATAATATATACTAGAATTTTTTTTAATATCAAAATAAATACTAAATTTATAATCATGTATATCTACAAAATTTTTATTATTTTTAAAATAAATAAATATTTTATTTATAAAATTTGTAAATATATCTATATCTTTTATATTTTCTAATGTTTTTAAAAATATTATAACAATATCATTTATATATAAATTAAATTGGTCTATAATTTTAATACGATCACTTAAATTATTACAATAACTTATATTAAAATCATTAATAATTTTAATTAATTTTATTATTTTTATAATATTAATAATATGTGAACTTTGATTTTCAATATCATATAAAAAAATACTAAAACATAAACGATATAAATATTTATCATATTTAATTTTATTCCATGGTAAGCAAGGATGTTGTATACATATCATATTTACAAAATCAGTTATTATATATTCTAAGGATGGTATATTAAATAAATATAATGGATTTTCAACATTTGTATTTTTAAATTTTTCTGTAGAATTGATTATATTAATATCTAAAAATGGAAAAAATATTTCTTTATTATTAATTGTATATATATGATATACTAATTGAATTACATTTATATTTCCATATAAATAATCTTTATTTCTATTTAATTTAAAATCAATTATACCATTATTTTCTGTATTAGTATATGCATGATTTATAGCAAGTGGTAAATCATTATTTAATACTAATGAATTAAGATTTATAATAGTATTTACTTTAGTTCGTAAATATTGATCTCTATTATTAATTTCATAATTATTAAATAATAAATTAAAATTAAATGATTCTATAATTTTATCTATATCAGGGTTAGGGTCTGTTTTACATATATTTTTAAAATTACTATATAATATATTTAATTGATCAAAATGTGAAGAAAATAAAAATGAATTATAAATTAAATAATTATTTTTTAATATATATATATCATTATTTTTTTTATATGGACACATATCTACGTTATAATTACAAAAATCATTAATATATTTATTAAATATTTTTTGTAAAAAGGTAGGGATACTTATATTTAATAATTTTAAAACATTTTGAAATTGTATATTATTAAATTCATTTAAATTATTTTCCTCAGTAATATTTTCTTGTTTTACTAAATCTTGAAATTTAACATTTAAAATAATACTAGTTTTTATTATATTATTATATATCCATAATAAAAAATATAATGTTATTGGTAGTTCATCAAGTGTTGGTAAAATAATCATATTATCAATACAATATATATGTATATAATATGATATATGTAATAATAATTTATATAACATTTTAGTATTAGTTAAAATATTTATATTTAATGATTCTATTGTAGAATTTGAACTTATATTAATTGATTTATATTCATCATTAATATATTTTTTATCTTCTTTTTGTTCACAAACTTTTATATAATTAATTAATGATTGAAATATTTTATTAGTTAATTCATTATAAAAATAATGTTCTTTTAATATAACTGACAATATTTTTATTAAATTATAAATAGAATTAATATCATCATTATTTATAATAATTTCTAAATCTAAATCACTTTTTTTAATAATATATTCAGTAAAATTATCAGATGCATTTAATTTAATATTTTGTTTTATATAGTTATCTAATAATATTTGCATTATAGTTCCTCCTTTACATAATATTTTAATATTATTATTATAAAAATAATTTATTTCATTAATTATTTGAATTATTATATATATATAATTATTATATATATATAATTTTTCTTTATCATGTAACATAGATATAAATGAATTTTCAAAATATTGTATTATATTTTCTTTATCAGTAGATAATGGAGGCTTGTCTGAATAACATTTTTTAGAATTTTGATTTATTTCTTTAATAAAATAATTATTTAAATGATTATTATGTAATAATAATAATAATTTATTTCTTATAATAGGCTTATAAAATTGATGATTAATTAATTCATCATAATATAATTTATAATCATTATGAGATATATTTAATATATTACCATTAGAATCATAATTATAAGTAGTTATAGGTGTATATTGTACCCATGTATTTAATTTATTAACATAATACCAAAAAGTTCTATCAAATGAACTATATTCAGTTCCATTAAAATCATAATAATAAGTATTATCATTTTTATAATAAAAAATCTCTAATGTATTATTATTAAAATAACCTACTAAATTATTACTATCCTTAAAATAATAAATTGGATTATCTAAAATTGATAATTCATAATATTTTGTATTTTCTAATGGAAAACCACCTTTTAAATTTAAATATTTTTGTTTATATTTTATATATTTATTATAATATAAATCCATTATATATAATATATATATTATATAATTTTATATTTATTTATTAATTTTATTAAATAAAATATTAAGTAATTCTATTATCTTTGTTAAATTATCATCAAAAGATATTTTATGTTTTAAATAATAAAAATTATTATAATTTAATAATTCAAAATTATTATTAGTATTATTTAAATTAGTATTATGTAAATAGTTAATAACAATTGGATAATTCATTAAATATAAAGTAATTATTAAATTAAAAAAAATAATTTTCAATTTTTATATTACAGTAATAAATATAAAAATTGAAATTTAAATATTAATTAATATTATAATATTAATAATAATGATAAATAAAACAACACTATTTAAATTACCTTTTTATGATAATAATAATAAAAAATCAAATATAAATTGTGCTGAATATTATAATGATTTTTTATATAAACCAAATAATATTAACACTTTACAATTTTTAATTAAAAATGCTAAAAGAGGTGATTTAATTATAAATAGTTTTATAGAAAAATATAGAAATTATAATATTGGTATTATTGATTTTGAAATTATACAACATGATTTACAAGTTCTAGAACCTGTTAAAATTATAATAAAATTATTAGATGAATCAGATTGTTATGAAGGATATCCACATGTCCCAATTGAATTTTTAGATTTAGTAATTAATAATTCAAATTATTTTAAAGATGAATTATCAATGAATGATCCAGAATTAGAAAATTATTGTATAAATTTAAATAAAATAAAATTTGAAGTTTATAATGAAAGTTTATTAAAAATTTTAAATACAAATTGTTTAATAGGATTTAAAAATAATATTTTATCTATTGATAATATTATTTTTAAATTACAAACTAATATTAATTATAATAGTAAAATAAAATTTAAAATATATAATCGGGATGATAAACTAGTTATATCAATTTAATTATAAATTAATATTTTTTAAATATTTTATTAATCTTTCATATTCATTATTTTTTATAATATCTAATGGACTTACATCAATCCATGCAAAATTTTTTGAATTAATAGATTGTGTTTTATCTAATTTAACTAATATAACTCCATTTTGACTTTTACTAATTATATGTTCATTTTTAATTAATGTGTTTATACTAGTATAATAAAACGTATTTCTTCCAGTATTGTTAATTAAATCTTTAAATGCATTATAATTTATAATTGTTACTTCATAAAAATGTACTTGATGTCTTGATGACAATATTTCTCCTTGTTTTCCAATTCTTTCTTTTGTCATTAAGCCTTCTTTCATTATACTATAATAATATTCATTATAACTACAATGAACAATTGGATTAATATTTGGTATATCTTTTATAGTAATTGGAATACATTCTGCTTCAGGATTAATATCAGATCTTGAATAGCCTTCTCCAGCTTTAATTTTAATAATTTTATTATTAAATTTAATTAAAATTAATCTTGTTTTTTTATTATATTGTTTATCGCATATATATTCAATAATATTTAAAAAATTTTCATAATTATTAATTTTATATGAAACTCCATAATATGATTTTTCATATAATTTTTCAGGAGTTACAAATCCATCATTATCAATTTCTAATGGTTCATAACCTTCTTTAATATGTCTAATTAATCCACATACTTTTTTTGAAAAATTATTTATTTGATTTTGATTTAATTCTAAATTAATTCCTTTATAAATAATGTTGCTTGAACCTGAAAACATTTTTGATAAATTTATATATAAAATTAATTATAATATATATAAATTTATTTTTATTACTATTTTATGTAATAAAAAATCAATTTTTTTTATATTTATAAATAAATTCTTTTATATATTTAACTTAATTATTATATATATTTAATGTTCTTGCAGAAGGATCTACATATATTTCATCATTAATTTTTATAATTTCATTAGTTTCTTTATTTTTTATCCATTTTGGTTGCCAATATTTTGGAATTATAGATAATCTTTTTTCTCCATAAAATTCAATAAATTTTTTTTTATAATAATATGATTCAATTGTTGAAGTATTAATAGTATTATGATTAAATTCATTTTCAGGTACTACAGTTTTAATATGATCTTGTATTATTTCAAACCATGATTTTTCTTTACCACTAATTCCATCTGAAAATGCTTCTTTTTTTCTCCATAAAACTTCAGATGGTAAAATATTAGTTGATTCAAATGCTTTTCTTAACCACCATTTCTCAATACCTTTATATTTTGGATGTCTCCATTTACCTGGTATCTTCCAATATGCTTCAATAAATTCTGGATCTAATAATGGAATTCTCGCTTCTAAACCCCATCTACTTATACATCTATCAGCTCTACGACCATCGTATAGATGTATATTTTTTACATATTCTAATGCTGTTTCATGTAATTCTTTACCATCTTCAGGTGCATAATAATTAAATAGATATGATGAACAAACCTCATCAGGTCCTTCTCCAACCATTATAACTTTATAATCAGTGTTAGTTCCAATATATTTAGAAACTAAATATTGTCCTACAGATGCTCTAATAGTAGTTGTATCCCATGTTTCTGTTGTATAAATTACATCATCTATTATATCTAAACCTTCTTTTTCTGTAAAAAAAACTTCAGTATGTTTAGATCCAATATGTTTAGCTACTTTTTTAGCATATAATAAATCTGTACCTTTAGTCATACCACAACAAAAAGTATTAATTGTATAACCTAATATTTTAGAAGCTATTGCAGCAACTAATGATGAATCTACTCCACCTGATAATAAAAATGCAATTGGTTTTTCAGAAGTTAATCTTTTTTTTACAGAATTAATAACAGCATTACGTATATTTTTTAAATGTGGTTCAATATAAGATAATTCATACTCTTTAGCTATATTATTATAAAATGTATCTTTATCTATAAAATTTAAAGGTGGTTCTGCATAAATACAATAAGATTTATACTCTTCATAACTTTCATAATTAGTATAATCTTCAAATTCTTGATAATAAGATTGATTATCATTATATTTAAGATTACTGTTTTTACAGATAGGTTGCATAATATTATATATATAATTATTAAAATTATAAATATTATATATTGGTACATTAGTAATATTATTAATTTTAATTGACATTAAATTACCAGGTTCAAACTCTTTAACTTGATCATCAAAAAAAATCATACCTTTAATTTCAGAACTAAATAATAATTTATTTGATTTATTATGATAATATAATGGTCTAATTCCTATTTTATCTCTTCCAATAATAATTTCTGATAAATTTTTAAAGTTATCAAATTCTAATAATATAAATGCAAATTCACCTTGAATATCTGTTAAAAATAAATTATTAAATTCATTAATTGAATCTTTTTTATATTTTATATATAATTGAGGAATTACCATACAATCAGAATTATTAGTAATTGGTAATTTATGCTTTTCTATTAATTCTTTAAAATTATAAAATTCACCATTACAAATAAATACAATAGTTCTTTGATTATCTTCAATTATAAAAGGTTGATTTGCATGAAAATTTAAATCCATTATAGCCAATCTGTGAAATCCAATAATAATATTATTTTTAATTACTTGAAAAATAGATACATCAGGTCCTCTATTTTTCATATTCATAAAACTAGAATATGCATTATTTATTGTAGTTAAAGATATATTATTTAATAATTCTATATATGTCCAAATACCACACATTTTAATATAATTTATATAAAATATATCTTTAACTATTTTTAAACTTTAGAGTTAATAAAAATTGATAATAAAATATTATAAATAGTCTAAAAAAACAATATTTATTATAATCAATTATTATTATAAAATAATGACTCCTCATTTATTTAACAATATATTAATTAGAAGTATTATAGAAAGTTTTTTAAATGAAGAAGAAATATTATTATATTTTCATAAAATTGATATTAATGAAATAAATATACAATATTTAGTTAATAGTTATGATAATTATGATAAATATATACAAAATTATGATGAAATATTTAATATGGAAAGATATTATAGTAAAAAATTCAATTTAAAAATCAGATATGATTCTTTTGAATATGATGAACCTGATATAGAAATACCTGAAAAGATTATAATATATGATAATAATGATCATAATTACAATGATCATGATGATTATGATCATTATTATCATAATGATGATTTTTATTATATAAATGATTATTAAAAATATTTTAACTAGTATTATCTTGTGTAATATTTCTTGAATTATCCCAAGATTGTAAAGATACTGGATATGAAGTATCATCTATTGGACATACTTTACATGGGGTATTATTAATACATACAGGTGGACGTGGCATAGGAACCATCCATTTTGAACTATCTAAAATAGTATAACTTTTACTCCAATCATTAGATATATCATCACCAATTGGTGTATAAAAATCTTGTGGTATATTTACAGGCATATTATAATTAGTATTTTTAGATATAGCTGAATTATTTAATTTTTCAAGACCTTTTATTACATCATTTATTGTTAATAATTTATTTTGTACTTTTATTTTAATATTTGTTATATCATCATTTGTAATAATACCTTTATTTAATAATTGACTAACTAAATCATTATAATAATTTAATAATATTGTTGGATTTGATTGATTATTTACTAGATCTAATTTCATTTGTAGTTCTGTTAGTTTAGAATTAAATTGTTTTGTTAAATTATTTATTGCTATTTCACAATTATTATTTATATTTGGTGAACCTGGTATATTTGAAGGTGATGTTATATTTGAGGGTGCTGTTATAGTTGATAGAGATGTTATATTTGATGGTGATTTAGTATTTAATAAATTATTTACATTATTTTGTAAAATAGTATTATAGCTTAATAATATTTTGGTTTGTTCTTCCATAAGTGCTTTATAATATTCATCATAATCACTATTCGTACTTGTTTTCATATTACCTGGATTTGAAGGATCGCCAATAGATATTTTAGTAGGTCTAGGAGTTGTTGTATTAGGTGGTGAAGTAGCTGGAGGACTAGTTTCTGAAGGTTTTGAAGTAGCTGGAGGACTAGTTTCTGAAGGTTTTGAAGTAGCTGGAGAAGTAGTTTCCATATTTTCACAAATTATATTACTATAATTATTATTTGGCTTTATGTATTCTTTATTATAATTCATAATATAATCAAAAATAAATAATATTATAACTAAAATTATAATAATTAATATAATATCTTTTTTATAAATTTCAATAGATGGTATATTTCTTAATATTAAATAAATTAATCCAATTAATATAATATATTTTATAATTATATGTAAACTTAACATTATAAATATATAAATAGTAGATTTTAATTTTAAAATTTATTTATTATAATAAATTATTAAAATTAAAATTATAATAATTAATATTAAATTAAATAATATAGTAATATAAAAAAATAATATATAAGGTAGTAATTTATTAGATAAATTTTTAAATAATGGATTAATTAGATAAATATCAAGCTTATCTTTATTAAGAGGTTTATTTATTTCAGTTATAATTTTATCAATACATGTTTTAGTTATTTTATCAATCATAATATATATTATTATATATATTATTATATATATTTATTAATTTTAAATATAATGTAATCTTTAAAAATTAATGTAATCTTAAAAAAATTTGATATTTAATTATGTTATAAAGCTTTTCTAATGTTATATAATAGAATATGTCAATAGATCCTAGATATTATAATGAAGATGTAAAAAGGATTGATAAAATAGAATTTACTATTTTTAAAAATAAAGATGTTAAAAAATATTCAGTAGTATCAGATGATCCATTTGGAATTAATTTAGCCGAATCATATGAAAATTATGAACCAAAAAAAGGTGGTTTAGTTGATTTAAGATTAGGAACATGTGATATTTATTTACCATGTACTACATGTGGTGAAAATTCTATAGATTGTCCAGGTCATTTTGGACATACTGATTTAGCAGAATCAGTATTCCATTATGGTTTTTTAACTCATTTAAAAAATATATTACAATGTATATGTCATAATTGTTCAAAAATTTTAGTAGAAAAATTAGATAAAAAAATTCTAAATAAAAAAATGGAGCTACGATATAAAGATATTAAATTATTAACAAAAACAGTAAATACATGTTGGAATTGTAATACTCCAGTTTATAAAATAAAAATAGAAAAATCAACTAGTTTTATTAAAATATCTATTGAAAAAAATTTAAGTAATAATGATTTACTTGCTGATAAAAATATTAATAAAGTTAAATCTTCATTAACACCACGTGATTGTTATAATATATTACGAAATGTATCAGATGAAGATTGTAAATATTTAGGATTTGATGTTGAAATTCAAAGACCTGAAGATTTAATTTTAGATAAATTTCCGATACCTCCAGTTATAATTAGACCAACAGCAAAAGTTGATTTTATGTCATCAGCTACTATGGAAGATTCATTAACATTAAAAATATCAGATATAATAACAACTAATAAAAAAGTTAAACAACAAATAGAAAAAGAATCAGTTTTAACAGATATATCAAATTATTTACAAGATATAAAAGCATTATTACAATATCATGTAACGGTTTATTATGATAATGAAACATTAGCTTTATTTAGAGCTGAATTTAAAACAGGGGGTAGACCTTTAAAATCTATAAGTGAACGAATAAAAGGGAAAGAAGGAGTAGTAAGAAAACATTTAATGGGTAAACGTGTAAATTATTCCGGTAGGACAGTTATATCATCTGATCCATATGTAGATATTGATCAGGTAGGTATACCAAAAAAAATAGCAATGGAATTAACAATTCCAGAAATAGCAACAAATAATAATATAAAATATTTATCTGCATTAGTAAAAAATGGTAGAAATAACTATCCTGGTGCAAATTTTGTATATAAAACAAGTTATAGAAATGGAAAAATAGATATTCAAAAAATAGATTTATTACATAATAAAAATCAAATAAAACTTAATTATGGTGATATAGTTGAAAGACATTGTATTAATGATGACTATGTATTATTTAATAGACAACCTACATTACATAAACCATCTATGATGGGTCATAAAATTCAAGTAATTGATAATGATTCATTAAATACTTTTAGAATGAATGTATCTATTTGTGCACCATATAATGCTGATTTTGATGGAGATGAAATGAATATACATTTAGCTCAATCAATTCAAGCCCGTAATGAATTAAAAAGAATAGCTAATGTTCAATATCAAATAGTTGGTGCAAAAAATTCAAGTCCTATAATTGGTTGTCAACAAGATACAATAACCGGAGCATATGTATTAACAAATGATAAATCAAAAAAATATTATGGATATGAAATAGCAAATTTATTATGTAATACTACATCTAAAAGTAAATATTTAATAAAAATGAATGAATTATATACAGGTCATCAAGTATTTTCATATATTATACCAGATGGTATAAATTTAATTAAAAAATCTGATAAATTATTAATTGAAATAATTAATGGTAATTTAAAAAATGGTTATTTAGATAATTCATTATTAGGTCCAAAAAAAAATTCTATAATTCATTTTATTTGGGATAAATATGGACCAAATAAAACTAAACATTTCATAGATGATGCTCAACGATTAATTATTAATTTTTTATTATATCAAGGACAATCAGTTGGTATTAAAGATACTATTATTGATGACGATATGAATAATAAAATTAATAATTATATTAATACAGCTATTTTAAAATCTAAATATGATATAACTCAATATGAAAATGATAATAATCAACAATTTAATATATATAAAATTGAAGAAAAATTAAAAAATGATTTAGATATAATCCAAGCAAATATTGGAAGTATGTTAATATCTTATTTAGATAAAGATAATTTTTTCCATTTATGTGTAAATTCAGGTGCTAAAGGTTCATCTGCTAATATTGCACAAATTAGTGGTGTTGTAGGTGCATTTACAATAGGTGGTGAAAGAATTAAAAAAAATATAGAAGGTAGAACTCAAATATATTTTCCTAAAAATGATGATACTCCAGAAGCTAGAGGATTTATTATGAATTCATTTTTATCTGGTTTAAAAGGATATGAATTTTTTATATCTGTTACAGGATGCAGAGATGGATTAATTGATACAGCTATTAAATCAGTAACATGGGAAACTCCTATAATTATTATTGATAATTTAAAAGTTAAATATATAAGAATAGGAGAATGGATTGACAATTTAATTGAAAATAATAAAGATAATGTTAAGCATTATACAGAAAAAGAAATGGAATTATTAGATATTAATAATGTATATATACCAACAACTGATGAAAATGGAGTTGTAAGTTGGGGTGAAATATCTGCTATTACTAGACATGATCCAGGTAATCAATTATATGAAATAAAAACATTAAGTGGTAGAAAAGTTACTGTAACTGAATCAAAATCTTTATTAATATGGAATAAAGAAGAAAATAAATTAATTGAAACATTAACTCCTGAAATTAAAATTGGTGATAAATTACCAACTACTTATCAATTACCAGAACCATTAAATATACATAATAATAATAATTATAATGAAGTATTTTATTTTTTATTAGGATTATTTTTAGGAAATGGTAATATTCATTATTATAAAATTATAATAATTAATATAACTAATGATATTTTTGATATAGTTAAAAATATATTAGATGAAATGAATATTGATTATAAATATAATAATAATCAATTAATATCTATTGATACACAATTACTAAGTATATTTAATAATATTAATAATTTTATTACTCAACTACAACTTTATAATAATAATTATATTAAAAGTTTTTTGAATGGATTATTATTAACAAATAAATGTAATATTATAAATAATGAATTAATAATTAATGTTTCAAATGAACAATTAATGAATGAATTATCAATGTTATTTAGTAGATTAGGAATTTTTGTAAATTTAAATGAAAATAAAAATATATATACTATAAAAATATTTAATAATTGGTTAGAATTATTATTAAATATATTTAAATTATTTGATATAAAAAGTTTTATTCAATTTGATATTGAAAATATTAAAAATAATAATATTGAAAATATTAATAATATTATATTAGATGAAATAATAGAAATTAATTTGATTGATATTATAAATCATCCAAAAGTATATGATTTAACAATACCTAATACATTTAATTTTTGTCTTGCTAATGGATTACAAGTTAGAGATACTGCTCAAACAGGTTATATTCAGAGACAACTAATTAAAGGATTAGAAGATTTAACAATTAGATATGATGGAACTAATAGAAATGCTAAAAATATAATTATTCAAAATGTATATGGTGAAAATGGATTAGATCAATCAAAACAATCTTTATTACAATTAAATATTATAAATATGAATAATATTCAAATACAAGAAAATTTTAGTTTTAATTCAGAACAAATTACTAAAATATCAAAAAAATTAAAAATTACAATAAAAGAATTAACAGATTTTAATAAAAATTATTTAAATAAATTAATAAACTTAAGAAATGAATTAAGAATTATTCAACAAAAAGCTTTAATAAATTATAAAAATATAGAAGATAACTATATGGTTCCTGTTAACTTATTTAGAATTACACAAGATTATTTAAATTATGATAATAATGAAATTGAATTAAATCCTATTGAAATTGAACAAACTATTAATAATTTTTTAACTAATTATAATAATAGAATAATTACATCATTAAAAACAACTGATGTATTTATGAAAGAAGATGACGAACATGTTAAATTTTTATTAAAAATTTCATTATATGAATATCTTGCACCATATAAGTGTATTTATATTTATAAACTTACAAAAGAAAAATTTACTAATATGATGAAAGAAATTACATTAAATTTTCATAAATCTATTATTGAACCTGGTGAAATGGTTGGTATTATAGCTGCACAATCTATTGGAGAACCAACATCTCAATTATCAGTATGTGCACATTCAAAAATTAAATTAATTATAAAAAATAAAATAACTAATAATATTGATTTTATTTCTAATAATATAGGAGTATTTTGTGATTCATTAATAAATAAATATCCTGAATTAACTTTTAATACTGAACATGTAAATTCTATTGAAACAGATCTTAATAATTTAGATAATGAATATTATATAGTAGGAGTTGATAAATATGAAAAAATAAATTGGAATAAAATATCACATATAAGTAGACACTCTGTAAATGGTAATATGATGAAAGTAGTAACTAAAAGTGGTAGAATTGTTCATACAACAACTAGTCATTCACATTTAATTAGAAGAAATCAAACAGTAGAACCAATCGTTGGTACAGATATGAAAATAGGTATGCGTATTCCAGTAGCTAAATATATAAATAACATTTATATTAAAGAATATATTGAAATTAATAATATTAATTATAAATTAGATTTTTCATTTGGATGGTTTATTGGTATATATTTATCTAATGGATATATTAATAATAATAATATTTTTATAAAAAATATATCAACTCAATTTATTACTAATATTGAATTATTTATACAAAAATTTGATAAAAATATTATAATAACAAAAACTAAAACTAAAAATAATAATTTAACAATAAATTTTAATATAAAATTATTAAATAATTTTATTATAGAATATTGCAATACTAAATCTATTATCCCAGATTTTATATTTTTATCACCTAATGATTGTAAAGCAGGATTAATTCAATCTTATTTTGATATTAATTCACATATTAATACTAAATATAAAATTACTATTTGTAATAATAGTGAACAATTTATTAAAGATATATCATTATTATTAAATTATTTTGATATATTTTGTAATATTAAATATATAAAAATATCAAACAATTATAAATTAATTATATCAAAAAAATATATATTATTATATAAAAATTATATTGGTTCATTAATAAATAATAATTTAAATATTTCAAATAAATTAAATATAGAATATGATAATATTGATAAAATTAATGGATTAGGAGAAATAATTAATATTTGTGGAAAAAAATTAAAATTAAATAATTATAATAAATGGAAAAATATTGATTCTATAGGTAGAAGTACATTAAAAAAATATATTAAAATATTTGAATCTAATGAATATAATTATGAAATTACATCTGAATTAAAAATATTAAATCAAGCCGCAAATTCTAATGTAATTTGGGATGAAATTATTTCAATAGATATTTATATACCAGATCAAAAAAATTATGTATATGATTTTACAGTTCCACTAAATCAAACATTTATGATAGATAATGGTATAATTGTTCATAATACATTAAATACTAAACATTTTTCAGGAACTGCTAAAGGTAGTTCTGTTATTAAAGGTGTTCCACGTATTTTAGAATTATTACATTATTCTAAAAATATTAAAACTCCTGAAATGATTATATATTTTAAAGAACCTTATAATACTAATCTTAATCAATTAAATAAAATTATTAGTCATTTTAAATTTTTATCAATTAAAGATTTAATTAATAGTATTGATGTATATTATGACTTGGGAGGAAATGATGAATTAAGTAAAAAAATAAAAAATGATAATGTATCTAATCCATTTTTTATTAATAATCAAAAAACAGATATATTATCATTACCATTTGTATTTAGATTTTCAATGAATATTGAAAAAATGTTAAATAAAGAAATAACATTATTAGATATTAAAACAAAATTTATATCTCATTGGTATAAAAATTATAATAATATTAAAAATTTAAAAAAAAATGAAAAAGATATTATTACTAAAATTAATAGATGTGCTATTTTATCTAATAATATATTAGATAATGAACAAATTATACATATTAGATTTAATATGATATCATTTAATTATAGTATTATTATTGAATTTTTAAGAATTATAATTGAAGATATTACATTAAAAGGTATAGAAAATATTACTAATTATAATCAAGCTTATGAAAGAAAAATTAGTTTTAATAATGAAACTGGTGATATAATTATTGATAAAGAATATGTAGTTTATACTAATGGTATAAATTTAGATAAAATTAAATTATTTAAAGGAGTTGATCTTTCTAGAACTAAAACTAATGATATTAATTCTGTTCTTAAATCATATGGAATAGAAGCTGCTAGACAAATTATTATTCATGAATTAGTAATTGCATTTGGTGAAAATGGTATTAATCATAATCATTTATCAGTATTAGTTGATCAAATGTGTTACACTGGAGAAATAATAGCTATGGATAGACATGGATTATCTAAGATTGATATTGATCCTATTGCTAGAGCATCATTTGAAAAACAAATGGAACATTTTATTAATGCAGCAATGTTTAATGAAAAAGATAATCTTTCATCTGTTAGTTCAAGAATAGCATTAGGTAAAGTTATTAATGGAGGTACTGGATGTTTTGATATTATATTAGATACTAAAAAATTAGAAAATTCAGAATATACTGAAGATGAAACAAGTGGAAGAATAACTTTTATTCCATTAGAAGAAGAACCATTATTACAAGATATTATTATTAATTATAATGGAAAAACTAATTTTTTTATCCCTACATAAAAAAATAATATATATTTATTTTATATAAATAGAATATTAAATAAATAATGTACTTATAAGTATTTGTTTTTTTTATTTTTTTTAATAAAAAAATAAAAAAAGATATTAAATTTTATTTTACACATACTAATTCTAATAATAATTACTAAAGATTTATTAATTAAAAAAAATATATCTTTAATTATTCAAAATTAATATATAATTAAATTTGAATAATAGGCAATGTTAATTAAATATTTATAATTCTAATAAAAAAGTATCTCTATTTTTATTACAACAATTATTACAAACTTTTATAATTTTTTTTTTACATTTCCATATTTTAGTTGGTTTATTATTACAATAATAACATATATCATTTTTCTTATATTTATATTTTTTTTCAGTAAATGTTACTATTTCATCTTTTACTTCATTTATATAATTTTCAAATAATAATAATAGTTTATCTATATCATTAGTCATTTTTATCTAAAATAATTATTTGTATATTTTAAATAATAAAATATTCATTTTTTTTTAATAATAATTAATTTATAAAAATATTAGTAACAAAAATAAAATAATAATCTATCTATATATTAACATTTAATAAAATATAATTTTTTTACAAATATTATATTTTTAATATAATATTAAAATTAAATAAAAATTGAAATATAAAAAATAAATGTAACTATTATAATTGAAATTATAGTAAAAAATGTTAAAAAATAAAAAATCAAAAAAATTTATGTATAATTATGATTTATATTTAATAGAAAATAATTATCCAAATATATGTCATAATACGGAATTCGTGCATAATAAAAAACAAATTTTAATCAGTAAATTACCTAATAACTTACAAAAAAAATTTTCAAATTATAACTATACTATACAGGTTATTAAATTAACTGATTCAAATTATCATTTAATGCAACTTTTAACAGTTTTTAATTATGATAAATTTGACATTAAAAGTGAGATTCAATATCCTTGTAGTAATTATAATAATAATCAATATTATTATAATTATTATAATTTATTTTTAAAAGATATATATTATAATAATGATTTTTATTATAATAAATTATTAGAAGAATCTAATCCTAATTTAAATATAAGTGTAAAGTATTGTATTATTCATGATCCAATAAATTTTATTTTTAAAAATTGTATATCTTATTCAAGAAAACCTATAATTAAAAAAGCTTGCAAATGTCATATTAGAAAATTTTTTATTAATAATAATAAACAAATTGATTATATAGATTGTAATAATGATGCAACATTTAAAATAACTATAAATATAATAGATTTATGTTCAAATTTTGAAAATTATAAAAGTACTAATATAATTAAAAAAAAAATAATAGTATGTAATGAATGTTTATATAAGTTAACTACATTTGCATTAAATTTAGAAAATGATATAAATATATATTATAAAGAAGTAAAGAATAATAGTGATATTAAAGAATATTATAATACAATTAATATAAATAATACATTTTTTAGAATTAATAGTATATATAATAAATTAACAAAATCTTTAATAAAAGATAATAATAATTCAGAAATTATTATAAAATATGATATATTAAAAGTAATGTTAAATATTATATTCAATATTAAATTAAAAAATATAGATTTTATTATTATTAATAGTTTAATTAATAATATTTGTTTATTTATAAATTAATATATATTTTTATATTTTAAATATTTATTTTTATATTTTAAATATTTATTTTTTATATTACTATAATTATTATAAACAGCATTAAATAGTTTATTAACATTTAATAAATGTTTATTTTGTTCAATATATTCATAATTACATTTAATAAAATAGTCCCAAGTTGTAAGTTTCCATTTTTTAAAAAAGTTAGGATTACTAATAAATATAATCCATGTTTCATTAGAAAAATGAATTAATGTATCTTTTAAAATTTTAATAAATGTTATCCATAAATCATTATCCCATGTTAAGAATATATTTTCATTATTAAAAAAAATTTGCCAAGTTAAATCTGATAAAGTACTAATTATTAATTTAAATATTTTAAAATATTGTTTCCATATATCAATATGTGTCCATTTCTCAAATATTATTTTATTATTAAAAAAAATTTGATATGTCTCATCTGTCCATTTAAAAAAAGTAAAAAAAGGTGATATATTTATTAAATTATAATATGTATTATAATTCAAATTATCAAAAATATTTGGAATTGAAATAAAAGATATCCATATTTTATTTGTCCATTTACCTAAAATATAGTCTTGTAAAAATATATTAAATATATCATTATTCCAATTATTAAATTTATGGAGATATGTATTAATAAAATATTCCCATATTTCAGGAGTCCAAAAAGTAATAGTTAGTTTATTACTAAGTATTTGTATAATAATATTATTAGTTAGAAATTTAAAAGAAAATATTTCATTTGATAATAAAAATAACCATATAGTATTAATTTCATTTTTATCAGATAAATTTAATATTTCATTAAAAATTATATCCCATTTCCAAAATAAATACATATCATTATCTATAAAATCATAAATTAATTTATGAAAATTGTTATATTTACTTAAATAAATAATAAAATCTTTTTGAAATATAATTAATTTACTAATTTTAAATAAAAAAGTATCCCATGTTAAATTATTTATTATATTAGAATTAATTAATTTTGTTGTATATTCTATTAAATTAACATTAATTATATTTTGTAATAAATAATATAAATTAAAATTATAATAATATAATAATTTATTTTGACTTATTATTATTTGTTTATTAATATTATCATAATTAATATCATCTGTTATTTTATTAATATTATTTATTTTTATATCTGCATGTCCTTCATAAATTATAATATCTATATTTTGATATAATAATAAATTTATTGTTCCATAATTATCTGAATTCTTCTCATCATCTGAATCATCATATGTAATATTAACATTATATTTACTATTAATATTTTTAACTATATTATTTAATATAGTTTTATTGTTTTTTAATTCTAAATTAAATAATTCTTTACAAAATATTATTAAATTTGATATTTGTGCATATAATTCTATATTTAATTCAGGTTGTTTAAATAATAAATTATAGTTTGAATTTGTATGTATTAAAATAATAAAATCAATCCAATCATTACAAAAAATAGGATGGTGTTCTTGACCTAATAGACTTTTTTCTAAAAAAAAAATTATTTTATCTACATATTTTTTTTTTATAATTTTTTTAATAATTTCTGTATTAAAATTAAAATTATCTATATCCCAAAATATAATTTTAATAAATTGAAAAATTGTATGTTCCATACAATTACTAAAAATAATATTATTATATTTTATTTGAGAATATGAAGGTATATCTAAATATATAAATAATTTTTTAAAATTAGTTAATTTTAAATTTTCTAATTCTAAATTAACTAATAAATTTTCATTAATATATTTATTAATATAAAATGAATTAAATGCCCATGTGCCTAAAATATATTTATTATTTAATCTATAAGATAAAATTGCAAATAAAAATATTTTAGGAAAATCATTAAAGTTATTAAATAATGTAGTAATCTGAAATAACATTTCACTTATTAGATAAATTTGATTAATTATAATATCTATAATACTATTATATTTTATATCAATTTCATCATCAGTAAACTTAATATTTGCAAAATATTCATTTTCTAATATATTTCTTTTATAATGTATTTTTGCTACCTCTTTTTTTTTTATATTAGTTTCTTTTAATTTTTTTATAGTAATATCTTGTGTATTTAGTAAATTTGATTTAATATATAAAGTTAAATCATATAAATTAATTAAATTTTTTTTATTATTAAAAATTTCTTGTATTTTTAATTTAATAAAAATTAATAAATCATTTTTTGGTATTTTATCAATATTTGTAATTATATATAATATAATATAAACTATATCAAAAAAAACATTATTAAATAATGATATATTAAATATATTAAAATTATATGATAAATTTATAAAAGTATTTGTAATTTTATTTTTATTGAAAATAATTTTAATTAAATCTAAATAATCTTTATTATTTATAAAATCAATATATAAAATAAAAAAATTAAATATTTCATAATTATTTATATATAAAAATAATAATGGTATTTCATATTCATTAATTTTTAAATTTTTATTAAAATATAAATTATAATTCTTTAATATATTTATATTATCTATATCTTCTTCATTTATAGGAAATTCATCAATTTCTAAATTATTATCATTAATACGATACGTTTTTACATCATTATTATAAAAATGAATAATTTTACCATCATGATTTTTAATATTAAATTTACATGATTGCATATTAGTTAGTAATATACATCTTTGTTTAAAATCATTAATATATGTTTCGTTATTAAATATGCAATCACTAGTAACTAATAATTTTCCACCTAACATATTATTTATAATAAGAATTTATTATATTTTTAATAACAATATTTATTATTTTATTTAAATTTATATGAAAAATTATATTATTAAAATTATAAATTAATATATACTACTGAAAATAACTCAATAGAATATATATGTAAAAATAAATTCTTATATAAATTAAATGATAATATTAGAAATATACATATTTGTTTAATTTATATATAATTATTATTATTTAATTATTATAGTAATATATATTCAAACTAAATAATTAAAATTTAATAGAAAAATTATTATTTTAATTATTTTAATTATTTTATTCTTAATTTATTTATTATATATATGGAAGAATATCTTAAAGACACATATATTAAATTAACACCTAGAGAACATATATTAAAACGTCCAGGAATGTACATATCAAGTACAGATTTCAAATTAAAAAATTTATTTATTTTTGATAATAATTTTATTATTAATAAAGAAATAATGTATAATGAAGGATTATATAAAATTATAGATGAAATTATTACTAATGTTATTGATCAAACTATAAAAGATTCTAGTTTATCATTAATATATGCTAAAATAAATACAGATTCAATTATAATATTTAATAATGGATTAGGAGTAGATGTTGCAATACATCCAACTTATAAAATATATATTCCTCAATTAATTTTTAGTGAACTATTAAGTTCAACTAATTATAATGATGATATTGGTAAAGTAGTAGGAGGTACTTATGGAATAGGTATTAAATTATCAGTAATTTTTTCTAAAAAATTTGAAATAAAAATTTGGGATTCTAAGCGTAAATTATATTATCATCAAATATATGAAAATAATCTTTCAAAAATATCTAAACCAATAATAAAAAAATATAAACATATAAGTGACGAAGATTTAAATATTGATAAAAAATATTTAAAAAATGGAGGAGTCAAAATAATAATATATCCTGATTTTGAAAGATTTAATACATTAAAATTTGATGAAGATATGATTTATTTAATAAAAAGAAGATTATTAGATTTAATAATGATAACCAGAAAAAATATTAATATTATTATTAATAATAATAATATTGATAGAGGATCTAATAATATAGAAACATATTTAAATTTATTTAATTTAAATAATAATAATAATTGGATTATAGGTCATTGTATTAAAAATACAAATTGGCAATATGCAATTAGATTTTATAAAAATTCTAATCATATTAATTTAACATTTGTAAATGGTATATATACTAATTATGGTGGTACACATTTAAATTATTTTATTGATTTAATATTTAATAGAATTAAAAAAATAACTAGTCCATTATTAACTAAAAAAATATTATTAGAAAATATAATAATATTTTTAAATACTTCTATAATAAATCCTACATATAGTTCACAATCTAAAGATGAATTAACAACTTCTATAAAAAACTTTGGATATGAATGTGAAATTCCAGAATCATTTTTTAATGATTTAAAAAAATCATCATTAATAGAAGAATTAAAAAAAATAGTATCTCAAACAGAACTAAAAACATTATCAAAATTTGATGGAAGTAAAAAAAATAAAATAAAATTTATACCAAAATTAGAAGATGCTAATTTTGCTGGAACAAAAAAATCAAGTGAATGTACTCTAATATTAACTGAAGGCGATTCTGCTAAATCAACGGCACTTGCTGGATTATCAGGTTTAAAAGAGGGTAGAAATTATTATGGTATTTATCCATTAAGAGGAAAGTTATTAAATGTTAGAGATGCATCCATAAATCAAATAAATAATAATAAAGAAGTACAAGATATAACTAAAATTATGGGATTAAAATTAGGAACAATATATACTGAAGATAATATAAATCAATTAAGATATGGATCTATAATGTTAATGTGCGATGCTGATGAAGATGGATCACATATTAAAGGATTAATAATAAATTATTTAGATTTTTTTTATCCATCATTATTATTATTACCTCATTTTTTGAAAGTATTAGTAACACCATTAATAAGAGCAACTTATAAACAACAATTAATAACTTTTTCTAATACTAGAGAATTTGATAAATGGAAAATAAATATTAAAGATTTTAATTTATATAAAATTAAATATTATAAGGGATTAGGAACGTCAACATCAAAAGAAGCTATTGATTATTTTAAAAATATAGAAGCTAATTTAATTTATTTATATAATAAAAAAAATACTAATAATGATTTATTATTAGCATTTTCAAAAGACAAAATAGAAGATAGGAAAAAATGGTTAGGTAAATATGATCCTAATATATTATTAGATATAACTATTACTAAAAATATTAGTATAAAAGATTTTATTAATAATGAATTAATACATTTTTCTAATTATGATAATATTAGATCTATACCATCAATGATAGATGGATTAAAAATATCACAACGAAAAATAATATATACTACTATAAAAAAAAATATAATTAATGAAATAAAAGTATCTCAATTAGCTTCTTCTGTATCTGAATATACTTCATATCATCATGGTGAACAATCTTTAATTAATGCAATAATAAATATGGCACAAAATTATATTGGATCAAATAATTTACCATTATTAGTTAATTCTGGACAATTTGGATCCCGTATTGATGGTGGTAAAGATCATGCAGCATCTAGATATATATACACATATTTACATAAATATGTAGATAAAATATTTATTAAAGAAGATAATGATCTTTTAACTTTCTTAGTTGATGAAGGATTACAAATACAACCAGTTGTATATTTACCTATAATACCATTAATTTTAGTTAATGGAACAGAAGGTATTGGAACAGGATATTCGTCATATATTCCTTGTTATAATCCTACTGATATTATTAATTGGTTAGATAATAAACTTAAAGGTATTAAAAATACAAAAAAAATAATACCATTTTATAAAGATTTTAAGGGTAATATTTTTGAATTTGATAATAATACATTTATAAGTGAAGGTTTAATAGAATTTCATAAAAATGAATTACATATTATAGAATTACCAATAAAATTATGGACTAATGATTATAAATTATTTTTAGAAGAATTAATTTATGAAAATAAAGATAGTTTATTTAAATCATTTTTAAATCAAAGTTCTGATGTAAATATTAAATTTATATTAAAATATAATGAAGAAAATGCAAAAGAAATTAATAAAATGTATAACACATTTGATTCTTTAAAAATAAATAATTTATACAAATATTTATCACTTTATAAAACTATAAAAATTAGTAATATGCATTGTTATTCATGTGATAATAAAATACAAAAATATAATTCACCAGAAGAAATTTTAAATGATTTTTATAATTTTAGATTACCACTTTTTAATGAAAGAAAAAAGTTAATATTAAATAAAATAAATGAAAATATAAAATTTATTAGTAATCAAATTAATTTTATAAAATTAGTTATTAAAGATAAAGGTAAAATTTATAAAATTAAAAATATAGATTTATTTTTAGAAAAAAATAATTTTGATAAAATAAATAACTATAACTATTTAACTAATTTAACATTTAATCAATTAACACAAAATAATTTAAATAAATTAGAAGATAAATTATTAAATTATAATAAAGAATATAAACAAATTTTAAATAAAACTGATAAAGAATTATGGATTAATGATTTAAATAATTTAAAAATTGCATTATTAATTTAAATAAAATTTAAATTATTTTTTTTATTAATATATATATATATATATGGCTAATTTTCAAAGAGATTATATTAATAATAAATCAGTATTTTATCATTTTTTAGATGGTTTAATTAATGAAGAATCAGGAAATATTACTAATAATGTAATAGAATATATTCATACACATATTTTGAGTAAATCTACTAATGAGGTTATATATTTTTTAAACTTAGAAAATACGGATGGTATTAATTTAAGTGGCAGTGGACATAGTCACCTTTATATGATAGATGATGATAATACAGGTGTATATAAAACTAAAAATTTTATAAAATTATTACAAGCTTCTAAATTTATAATTATTCCATTATCTTTTAATAATCATTCTACATCATTAATTTTATTTTATAAAGATAATAAATATCATATCATGTTACTTAATTCAGGTAAAGGTATTGAAAATCATACAAAATTTTCAGATAATATATATAAACCATATATTATATTATCTTATAGTGATATAAATGAAATAATAAATATATTATTTTTTATTAATTTTTATAGATTAATAAATACTGATCAACAAATATTAAATTTATATTTACAACATTTAAAAACTATGTTTGAAAATTATGATTTTGAAGTTGAAGAAACTAATAACATAAATAATTATAATTATTATAAAATATTAAATAATGATTATTATTTAATATTATTTAAATTATTTGATAAATTATATTTAGCAAATAATTTAAATACTATTGATCAATTAATAATAAATAATTTACAACATATAGAACAACAAAATGAATTAGAAACAAAAAATATTAATGCAAAAATTATTAAAAAAATAAAATTTCATTATTACCATAATAATATATTTATTATATCACAACAAAGCGGATCATGTAGTTGGTTTTCTAAATATTGGGCATTATGTTTATATTATTTAATTTTTAAACCAGATGAATATTCTGATTTTATATATAATATATATAGTCTATTTTTAGATACAATTAAAAAAATATTTACTTATGATAATTTTACAACTGAATTAAATAATCCAAATTCATGTATAATATTAATGAATAATTTACATTTAAAATTAATTAATTTAAATATTTTTACTATTAAAGATTCATATATTATTGATATTCATAATCAACATATTGTAACAATACCTAAAATTAAATTAGAAGATATTTCAAATTATTATTATAAATTTAAAAATAAAACTAATAATAATTCAATTATAAATATATTATCAAATATATGTTTAATTAGTGGAAATAATACTATAAAATTTCATAATACATTTTTCATGAATATATGTAAATATATACATAAAAAATATGAAAATCTTAATAGTAATTATTTTATAAATAATGAAAATATATTAAATAATGAAGAAATACTTAATAAAAAATATAATTTTATTTCTAATTGTAATAAACTAGAAATACAATTTAATAGTTTATTTAATGAAGATGAAAATAAAGATATTTTAAGTATAATAATTAAAAATACATTTCCATCTAATTTAATTATTAAAAGATATTTAAAAATTATTAATTTAATTAAATTATTTTATAAAATAAAATATATAGATAGTAATAAAATATATTATAATCAATATAATTTATATAATATAATTAAATATTTGTTAAATATAAGCGATACACAAATAATAATAAATTATACTAAAATACTACATAAAATAATTATTATAATAAAAATATTACATAATTATAAATCAATATATATTATTGAAAATGAATTAATAGAAAATATATGTAAAAATGAATTGTTACATAAATACAAAATTAAAATTTTAGAATATTATAATTCATTTATGTTTAAATTATATGAAGAGTTAATATCTTTATTTATAAATAAAAATAATATAAAAGATTTTAATTATGATAAGTTTAATCAAATTAATATAATAAAATTTAATCATATTAATCATGATAAATATGATATAATTAAACCAATTATATTTAATTCTAATATATTAAATAATGTATATGAAGATATTGAAATTGATATTAATTATATAAATGAGGAAATTAACTTATTATTATTAAAACCATCATATATATTTAATAATTATTTATCTAAAGAATCTTTTGATAATTTATCATTAATAATAAAATTAAATATTAATTATATTAATACTAATAATACAATTAAAATATCTTTATTAAAATATTTTTTAAATTTATATATTAAATATAAATTAGATGATAATATTAGAAATATAACTATTTGTTTAATTCATATACAATTATTATTATTTAATTGCCATAGTGATATTAATATTGATGGTTTAGAAATTTATAATTATTATCAATATAATAATCCAGATATAAATTTAGAAATATTAGATGAATTATTATATACAATATATAAATCTAAAAATAATCAAGAACTATTTATTAAGTATTTATTATCAAATCTTGATATATTTAAAAATTTAGATTCTATAAAAGATTTATTATTTAAAAAACATAATATTTCAATAAATTCAATAATTAATTATGAAAGTATAGATGGTATATTTAATAAATTATTAAATATTAAATCTTATAGTATTATATTTAAACATAATAATATGTTATACATTGTTAATTATGAATATTATTTAATATTAGAATTAGATGAAAATAATAATATACAAGAAATATATTATAATGATAATAAAGTTATTAAATATAATGATATTAATGAACCATTTAAAAACATGATTCCAACAAATTGTTTTCATTTAATATATAAAAAAAATAATCAATTTAATATTACATATTTTATTAATAATAATTTAAATCAATTAGATAAAAAACAAGATAGTATATTAAATGATATACAATATAATTATTTAATTACAACTATAAGAATTTCTAAAGAAAATATGTTTTTACCAATTAATGATGATATTGAAATACTACAATTATTAATTAATAATTATGGTTATAATATGTTAAATTTAATTTATATTATTAAAAAATCTAATTATGGTTATATTATTAATAATTATGAATATAGAAATAATATAATTGAAATTAATTATAATACTTTTATTAATTTTGATAATGATTCATTTAATTTAATAAATGATAATATTAATTCAAATAAAGAAACAAACAGTTATCCATTTACAGATATCATTAATATAAAATATAATAATATTTTTTTAAAATCATTATTAAAATTAAAAAAAAAAATAATAAAATATAATAATATTAATATTAAAAAAAAAATTAAAATATTAATAGGAGCTTACACTATATTAAAAACAAAAATTGTTAAATTAATATTAAATATATCTAATATAAAAGAACTATTATCATCTAATATGCAATTATTAATTGAAAATATGGCATGTTTTAAAATTATAAATTCATTATCAAATATTTTAATGAATAATAGTATTGAATTAGATAACATATATAAATCTAATTTAAAATCAATTCCTGTAAATTTATCATTTGAATTAGATAGTACTATTAAAATATATAGTGAATTATTTAATAATAGAAAAAATAAATTTGAATATTTATTTGAATACATATTTGAATTTATTTATGGTTATGAAATATTAGATGAACAATTTTTTAAATATAAAGAAATTATTTCTAATTTTGTTGCATTAGATACTTTATACACAAAACCGAGAGAAGATAAAACATTAACTATTTTTGAAGTTAATCGTGACTTTGGAGAATATCAAATAGGAGGAGATTTATATAAGTATAATTCAACTAAAATTAGAGTTGATAAATTTATGATGGGTAAAGGTAAATCTACAGTTTTAACTCCTTTATTATCTTTATATTTTACTTTAATTCATAATAAAACAGTATATATTATAGTACCACAGCATCTTAAAAAACAAACGGAAAATATTATGAAACAATTTATTTATTTTTTTAAATTATCTAAAAAAATCATAATTATGTCTGATATAGAAATTAAACAATTACATTTATATGAAATAGGTAATGAAAATATAAAAAAACAAATTTATAATACACCTCCATTACATACTAAAATTATTAAAAATTCAATTATGTTAATAGATGAATTTGATACAATATTAGATCCATCAAAAGGTAATTTTAATATAAAACTTTCTTGTAAAGATAATATTAATGAACAAATAATTAATTATATATTATATAATTTCTTTGTATTTAAAACTGAATTTATTACTCCTGATTTTTATCCTAATTTATCTATTATTAATGAGGAAATTAAAATAATAAATATGCAATTAAAAAATAATATATTAAAAGAAAATATTAATTGGGGAATTCATCCAACTAATGGTTATGCAATTCCATTTTTTAATAAAGATAAAGCAGATTTAAATTCTACATTTTCATCAGTTATAATGACAATATATTTAACATTATATTATTATTTAGAATTGAAGAAAGGTGAAATAAATGATAATATGTGTAATTATATTATTCATAATAATATATTACAAAAATTATTTAATAAAGATATTATAAATGTTACTGAAACAGATATTTCTATTATATTTAATAATTATTTAAATAAAATTAAAATATTAAAACATATTATTAATAATATAAAATTAACAGATTCTCAATTAAATATTTCATTTATTGATATATTAATTCGAGATAATATATATAAAATAGGATATTCTGGAACATTAAATATTAATTTTCCTAAAATTAATAAAGAATATAATGATAAAGATGATTATGATAAAATTATAAATAATGAATATAATATAAACGATGATTATGATGAAATAATTAATATTGAATATGCTATTAAAAATAATGAAACTGTAATTATTAATAATACTATTGCAATTTTTAATAATAAATATGATGCATATATTGATATATGTGGAATATTTAAAAATGATAAAAATCAGATATTAGCTATGAAACTTCATGAAGAATTTAATAGACCTATAATATTTATAGATGAATTAGATATAATAAAAGTTATTATAAATAATAATATTGATATATATAACAATAATGACTTAGATAAACCAATATTTTATTATGATCAAGCCCATATAATTGGAATTGATATTAAACAAGAAAAATATCCAATTTTAAAAGGATTATGTATTGTTGATAGTAAAACAAAATATACAGAAATTGCACAAGGTATATTTAGATTAAGAAAAATAAATTTAGGTCATACTGTAGATATATATATAACAGATATAATTGAAACAGATAAAATAAAACTATTTGATTTATTTATTGAAAATGATAAAACAGATAAAGAAAATAAAAAATTAATGTTTAATTATCAAAATTATAAAGCATTAATTAGAAAAGATAATTATAAATTAACAAAAACAAGTGTTGAAAAACATTCAAATGAAGAAATTGTAAAATATTATTTTAATAATACTACTAATAATACTGAAACTATATCAAGTCTATTATCTAATATAGTTGATGTTAATCAAGAATTATTAAGTAAATTTAATATTAATAATATAAGTGAACTCTATAAATTAATTTATAATATAGGTATAATAGGTAGTCAACAAGAACAAGAACTAGAACAACAATTAGAAAAAGAACAAGAACATACATATTTAATAAATATTAATAATAATTTAACAACTATTAAAGAAAAAGTTAAATTTAAATATATTTTAATTAAATATATTGATGACCCATATCAAATTAGTTATCATTATAAATATTTTGAAAAAGATATATTAAATAACATTATAGGTAATGATATATATTTTATTCCTAATATATTTACATTTAATTTAACAGGTTTAGCATTTATTTTAATTGATAATAAACTTCTTTTAGTTCCTGGTCATATGATAAAAATTTTTATAAAAAAATATCCAATTTTTAATGTATATTTAAATCAAATTAATGATATAGAATATAATTATGACATTATAGAATTAATTAAAAATAAATATGTATTATTTAAAATTTTATATAATAAAATTGATAATAAATTTTTACCAAATTTATTTGGTAAAAATAAATATTTATGTAATATTCTATTTATTATATTAATTAATATTATGAATAATGATACTAATATGGATATAATTAATTTATTAATAGATAAATATAATATTAATGGTATTGATCATAATAGAGATTATAATATTATAGATGATGATAATATTAAAAAATATTTTTGTGATTTAAGTAGTATTATATATGATTCAGGAATATTAACATATTCTTTAGAACATCCATCTATTTATTTTGAAAATACACTTTTTCATAGTGCACATAATAAATTATATTCAATAATACACAAAAAAGATAAAAAAGATAAAATAGATTTAACAATTAAAAAAAAATATTTAAAATATAAAACTAAATATTTATCATTAAAAAATAATTAATAAAATTATAAATTTGCTTAAAGATATTATACATTTATTATTTAATAATGGAAAATAGTTTTGATAATTTAAATTTAAATGAAAATTTATTAAAAGGAATTTATTTATACGGTTTTATTAAACCATCCAAAATTCAAATTAATGGTATATCTTCAATAAATACTGGTAAAGATTGTATCATACAATCTCAATCTGGTACAGGAAAAACTGCAACTTATTTATTAGGAATAATGAATAGATTAGATTCATCGTATGGTTGTCAAGGTATTATTTTAACACCAACTAGAGAATTAGCTGAACAAGTTTATGAAGTAGCATCAAGTTTAAGTAAATATTGTGAATATAAAATAGGTAAATGTATTGGAGGGACTATTATTAATATTCAAGAATTAAAAACATTTAATTTAATTATTGGAACATTAGGAAGAATTAATCACATGATTAATGATAATAAAATTAATATTAATAAATTAAAATTTTTTATTTTAGATGAAGCTGATGAATTATTATTAAATGGTATTAATGATAAATTAAAATTTTTATTTGATAAAATTCCAATAGGTATACAATTAATTTTAATATCTGCTACTATATCATTAAATGTATTTAATGCTAGTAAACAATTTATGCATGACCCAATTAAAATATTATTAAAAAATAATGAAATAGTTGTTGATTTAATTAGTCAATTTTATTTAGATGTTGAAATTGAAGATCAAAAATTTGATACATTATTAGATTTATATAATTTAATTTCAACATCACAAGCAATATTTTTTTGTAATACTATTAGAAAAGTTGAATGGTTAGAAGAAAATTTAAAAAAAAATAATTTTGCAATTACTGTTATTCATTCTAATATGACTCAACAAGAAAGAGATACTGTTGTTAAACAATTTAGAGATGGATTAACTAGAATATTATTAACTACTGATTTATTATCAAGAGGAATTGATATTCCTCAAGTTAATATGGTTATAAATTATGATTTACCTATTAATAAAGAAACTTATATACATAGAATTGGAAGATGTGGTAGATTTGATAAAAAAGGTGTTGCAATATCAATGGTTAAAATGCAAGATCCAATTGATATAAAAATATTTAATAAATTAAAAAATTTTTATAAAATTAATATAACTGAAATGCCCGAATGTATTGATAAATATTTATAATTATCATAAAATTGTTTAATCTTAATTTACTAAGAAATCATTTAAGATTTTTTAATAATTTTATTATTTCTATATTGTATATATGAATATTTACTTAATAATATTTATTATAATATTAACAATAGTTATTATTTTAATTAATAATAATTGTAATAATAACCAAATTTTAGAAAATTTTACTATGCCACCATCTAATACTTCTACAATTAATTTAAATTCAACTTTAGGATTATCTGCATCTGATATAAATGTAAATCAAGGTAATGTAAATATATTATCAACTACGACAACATCATTTAACAAAAAGAATACCATTCTTAGTCGGGAATTTTCAACAAATTTAAATGATCAACCTGATACTGGAAACTTAACAGTATCTGGTAATTTAATTTTATCAAAAAATAGTAAAATACAAATAGGTGATATAGTTATATCTACTGGTACATATACAGGTTATAATACTTATTCAGGTAATGGTGACCAAAGCAATGCTTGGATTGATCATTATTCTGGTGCATCTTTTTTAAGATTTACACATTTAACTAATTATAATAATCCTTCACTTGATAGAAAATCTGATATTCCAGGACCTGGCCAAGTCGATATAATACTTAATCCTAATTCTGAAAAATCAGGTTTATCTGCATTATTAGTTAGAGGAGATTATTTATTTTCAAATCCACTAAATGATGGTTGTAATAAGAATAAAGCGAATACAAAAAATAGTACAAATATACCTGATACCACTAAATATAAAGATGTTCGTAAATTAGATAATGTTATTAATGAAAATTATTTAAATAGTTTTGGTATAAGTTAATTAGACTTAATAATTAGGAAATATAGTGATTTTTATTAATTGAAAAAAATTGAATTAAAGAATAATTAACATTAAATTTTAAGTATGTTAATGCATAAATCTAATGATAATACTATTTTGTTTAATAGCGATTTTGAAATTAATAGTTTAACATTTACTGAAGTCAAAGATGCAAAATTACCAAAAGGAAGTAAAGAAGCTTATCCTATTTATAATAATTTAAATCGTGTATCTTTTCAGTTATCTTGGTTTCATTTGAGTTGTTATGGTATTCCACAATTAGGAGATTATATTACTGAAAATAAACAAAGATTATTTATAAAAATACCATTAGATTTATCAATTCCTAGTGTAAAAGAAGTATATGATAAATTTATTACTATTGATTCATATTTAAATTCTATTGAATTTAAGAGTAAGATTATAGAGAGTTCTAAAATAAATAAATATGTTTATCAACCAATAGTTAGAATTCCTGAAGAAGAATCAAAAAATAAATTACCATATATTAAAATTAATTTTGATACTGATTATACAGATTCATCAATAAAAACAATTCTATTTAAATCAATTTTAGAAAATGATAAAAGAGTAAGAACAAAACTTAATGATATTAATACAATTGATGATGTAACAGAATATATTACTTATCAATCAAGTATTAGACCAATTATTAGACCTGTTAGATTATGGATACAACCACATAATACAAAAGATCCTAAATATGGTTTAAAATTTAATATGATTAAAGTAGAAGTTGAACCTTCTCAAAATAATAGAAAAAAAATTAATTATAGTATTGATAATTTTATAGATAATGATCAAGATACTAGTGAAATAATTTTATGTAAAAATTTTGATATTAATAATTTAAGTTTTAGTGATATTAAAGAAGCTAAACTACCTAAAGGTAGTAAAGAAGCATATCCAATTTATAAAGTTAATAATAAAAATATTGATTTTATTCAATTACCGTGGTTTAAACTTATATCATATGGTATTCCTCAATTAGGTGATTATATTACTGAAAATAAACAAAGATTATTTATTAAAATACCATTAGATTTATCAATTCCAGATATTAAAGAAGTATATGATAAATTTTTAATGATTGATTCTTATTTAAGTTCAACTGATTTTAGGAGTAAAGTTTTTGAAAGTTCAAAAGTAAATAAATATGTTTATCAACCTATTATAAGAATTCCCGAAAATGAAGATAATGATAAAAAAATTAAATATCCTTATATTAAAATTAATTTTGATACTAATATTGATGATAATTCAATAAAAACTGGAATTTTTAATTCAATTAATAATATTAGAACATTTATTGAAGATATAAAAGATATAGATGATGTTACTAAATATATTACATATCTTTCAAAAATTAGACCAATTATTAAACCAGTTAGATTATGGATTCAACCTTCAAATATTAAAGATCCAAAATATGGATTTAAATTAAAGATTATTAAAGTTGAAGTTGAAAAATATAATAAAAATAATTTAAATTATCAAGATGATACATTTATTGATTCAGAAATTAGTAGTAATAATATTAATAATAATATTAATAATAATATTAAAGTTAATTCAAGTTCTGAATCAGAATCTGATACTAAATCTAATAAAAATAATAAACCAGTTAAACAACAAGTTAAATCTAATCCACAAGTTATTGATTCAGATAATTCTGAATCAAGTGATTCAGATGTTGAAATTAAACCTAAATCTGTTTCACAAGTTGTAGAAACTCCGAAGGAATCTGTAAAAAATAGTTCTAGTTCTAGTTCAACTTCAATGCCTAAAGGAAAACAAAGTATTAAAGTATTAGATTCTGAATCTGAATCAGAAAGTGATTCAAATAAAGAAATAAAACCAGTAAAAAAAGCTGCAAGTAAATCTTTAGCTAAAAAAAAATAATTATTTAAAGATTATTTTATTATTTTATAAATAATATGAATTATACAGATCCTCTTAAAATTGATAATATAAATTTAGATAATATAATTTATACTAAAATAAAAAATTTAGTAAATAAAAAAATTATATATATTAAATATAATGATATTTTATCAGAATTTAATAATGAAGAAAATAATAAACTTAATTTAAAAAATTTTGTATTTCAAACACCTACATTATTAAATATACATAAACCAGTTAATAATAATAATTATAGTGAAATTGAAATTTCATTAGAAGGTAAAAATAATAAAAATATAAATATATTTTTATCATTTTTAAATAATTTAGAAAATAAAATAAAATTAGATGCAACTAACAATGCTCACGATTGGTTTAATTCAGAAATAAATACTATAAATTTTCAAAAAATTATTAGAGAAAATAATATAATAAAATTAAAAATTTTAAAAAATAATGAATTTGAAACTTTATTACAATTAAATAATGAAAAAAAATTAAATATTAATAATATACCAGAAGATTCTTGGTGTAAAATATTATTAGAATGTTATGCTATTTGGATTAATAATAATAATGAATTTGGAATTTTTTTAAGACCTATTATTATTTCATTTAGTTTAAAAGAAAAAAAATTATATAATTATAATTTTATTGAAGAATCTGAATCTGACAATGATAATAATCTAATACCAGATACAGATATATCAAAAAATCATCAAAATAAATCTAATACTAATCTATTTTTAAATATTAATAATATAAAATTATCAAATAATAATTCAACATCACAATTAGAAATAAATGAATTATATAATAATTTAAATAATGAATCATCTACTACTATTTCATCTAATAAAAATATTGATTTAGATTCTTCGCCTAAAGTACTTAATTCAGAAAATAATATTAATTTTAATAAATCAAAAAATAAAAATCATAAAAATTTTAGTTTAAATAATAATGATTCATTATCAGAATCTATATCTATATCATCATCATCATCATCATCCTTATCTAATGATTTTAATGATAATCCATAATTTTATATAAAGATTATTTAATAATAAATATTATATATTTATATGATTGAAATACCTAAAGACCAATTATATGTATCTTTAAAAGATACATATAATAAAGATTTATTTAATAAAGATACATCTTTAAAAGATACATATAATAAAGATTTATTTAATAAAGATACATCTTTAAAAGATACATATAATAAAGATACATATATTGAAGATATATCTATTAATAGCACATGTAATAAAGATAAATGTATTGAAACATGTAATAAAGATACATCTATAAATTTAAATAATGAAGTATATAATAATATATATTTTACTACACAAGAATTATTTATATTAAAATCATTTGAAATTTTTTATAATGAAAATAATTTTATTATATTTATAAAAATATTAAAATCTACTAGTTTATCAATTAGATTAATTGATTATTTTATAACAAAATATTCAAAAAATAATAAAATTATTATTAAAAATAATTTTAATATTTTTAATTCTTATAAACAACAATTAAAATTATTTCAAAAAAAATATTTTGATCCTTTTAGTAGAGGAGAACGAATACCTTTTTTTATAAATAATAATTATATTATTACTACAATAGGACAATTAAATTTTTTTAAATGGTTTATATATAATAATATACATAATTATGTTATTAATAATTATTTAATTATAGAAAAAGATATGATTAATAATAATAAAAATAAAAAAACTAATATTAATAAAGAAAAAATTAAAAAAATAAAAATTTATAAAAATATAAATCAAACATTTAATATTAATATTAATTATAAATCATCTAATAATATTGTTAATTTTTTTTAATTTATTTAAAATTAGTAATTCTTGATTGAAAAGTCTGTCCTGGATTTATAAGAGCTGATATATAATAATATTTTGCTGTTGGATATAATTTATTAAATATATCTATTTTTTTTTTAATATTTATATTATTTTTTGTATTATTATTAATAATATTATTATTTATATCAGTATTTATATTATTATCTATATTATTCATTATTAATTATAATAGATAATACATTTTTAAATATTTATTTCATTTTTTTTATTAAAATGAAATAAATATTTTTATTAAATCATAAATATTATTATTATTATTTAATAATGGTTTTAATTTATAATTCATAAATCCAAATATTTTTTTATAATATTTATGATTTGTATCAATAATAATATTATAAATATGTTTCCAATTATAATTTAATTTATGTTTTTTATATAAATTTTCTAATATAATTTTATTATATAATTTATAATTTCTAGTAAATGGAATACCTAAATATAAATCTTTTTCATTTAATATTTTAAATTGTTGTGTAATATTACTAAAATTATATAATTTTTTATCAATTTTTGATTTATTAAAATTTATATTAAAATTATATCTAGTTAAATATATTATTAAACTAGATATAATTTTATCAATTTTAGATATATTTAAAAATTTTATATAAATATCATCAATATAAATATTTATAATAAAATCTTTATTATTTATAAAATTATTATCATTCATCCATCTAATTATAATTTCTTCAATAATAAATGTAAAAATAAGTGTTGATGTTGGTAAACCTGTTGGTACTCCTTTAAAAACTTTAATTGGTGTATTTTTATATTTAATAATTCGATTAGTTAATATTGTCATATATTGTTGAGTAAATTCATTAGCATATAATATATTCATTTTTCTTTTTAAATTATAATATAATAAATTTTCAATTACATTCCAATTTAATGAATCATACGCTCTTTCTAAATCTAATAATAATACATTTTTCATAGATAAAGTATTTTTATCAGCAATTACAGATAATGTATTATTATAGTTATTTAAATTATTATTTTTAATAGTATTAAATGATATAATAAATATATTTGGATTTGGTAAATTATTATTACATTTTTGTAAAATTTCATAATATAATATTCTATCTAAAATTTTTATTGTATTATGATGATTTATAATATATCTATAATCAGCAGCACTATTTATAATATTTTCTTTTGGTTTTGTAAATATATCACAATTACATATTTTTTTCATAATTTTATTTCTAATTAATAAAGTACCATTTTTAAATTTTAATATATATTCTAATTCTTTTCTAAATATTATTTTATTAATAGGTTGTTCATTATTATTATTATTATTATAAAATGTAAATCCAATTTTTTTTAAGTTATTAATATTTTTTTTTATAAATGTAATATCAAATTTATTCATA